AAACAAGTAGGACATACTCTTTCATCTGTTCCTTGAAATACTCGCTTATTTGCTTCAGCTCTCCACCGACCCAGCTGGGATTGGAGATCGTCATAATTTTGGATTTCTCCTTCTACCTTTTCTACTTTTATATTTTTTAACTGTTCTTTCCAATAATTATTTCTTGATATTTTTTTATTCTTATCAGTGATATTTTCAAATTGCACTTGTAAAGAACTTAAAGTTTTCTCATCTTCTTCCGAGTGAAATGGTAAATCTAACTTTGATAATAGAGATGTATCTTCCAATTTATTATCATTTAACCACTTATCAATAGTATCAATTTTTGATTCTAGTCGTGAAACACTTAAAGAATCTTGTCTTACTGCCTCTTTAAATATCTCAAAATATTTTACATAATCATCTAGTTGCAATAAGTCAATTAAAAACTTCTTACGATTAGTGTCAGTTGCAGTTAAAAATTGTAAACTTGCATTTGTATTCTGATATACTAACTGTGTAAATGTTTTAAAATCAATACCTAAAACTTCTCCCAATGTTTTGTAAGTATTTGTAGCTGTATGAGAAGATATATCTTCCCCATTTTTTACCAGCTTACACTTAAGGGCGTTTCTACGAGAAACACTAATATTATAATCGTCATTATCAACGGAAAAGCTAAGACTAATGTCATAGCCTTTATTAACATAACGATTTGCAATGTCCGCTTTTTTAACATTTTTACTATTTTTATTAAATAATACTTCTTCTAATATAAGAGGAATAGAACTTTTACCTACACCATTAGTGCCTACTAACTGTGTTAATGTAGATTTTGATAAATCTATCTCGTTCTTGTCTCCATATGAGAAGCAATTACTCCATGCTAAAGTTTTTAGAATAATCATTAAATACTCTCACTATACTGTCTGTTTTCTCTATTTTTAGTATCTCAGTTAGATACTTTACTAATTCTTCTTCCATTGTTAGATTTTCAAGATCAAGAGTTGCTTCTGTTTCTCGTTTTACTACTTTTTTATCTAGTAAGTCTGAGTTTTTTACTTTTGCTAAATCTTGAACATCTCCTTCTATTTCATAGATTGTATGATGCCATTCTGTTTGTACCATCTCGTCTACATTATCTACTGTTTTACGAATTAACTGTGGTAAGTTAAACTCGTGCCAAGTCCAAGACCAGTCATCATCAATAAGAATATAACCAGTCTTTACTTCATTTCTATGAAAAGATGTAGTCATTGGGCTACCAGGATATACAATATTTCTTTGAGTATTCTCGTGAGCATGTAAGTCTCCAGCAAACACCGTTTTAAACTTATCAAATCTTTCCAAATCTACTTCGGGTACTACATGAGGTGGTATCTCTCCACGAACATGAGTAAATAGATAATCTACATCATCTATATCTTCTATACTGCCTTTTTTATGTAAGTCAGCATAGGGTAGAATCGCCCAATCATGAAGATAAAAAGTTTCTGTTATAACTTTTACTTTTGGATTGAGTTCTTCTGTTACTCTTTTTAAATTTGTAAAAAATGTTTTATGCTTTCTAGTAGCTTCATGATTGCCATCAAATATGATAGTCTCTACATCAACACCTTTTATAAAATCAAAGTATAGAGTAAGCTCGTCCATAGATGGCATACGATCAAATAGATCACCACCTATGATATGTAAGGTAATATCCTTCTCTAACTCTTTTAGCTGTTCAAAGAACAGTTCATACCTTGAGCAAGCCCAAGGTAGAGGAACATTCTTTTGACCAAGCTTAATATGCCAGTCTGCGGTGAATAATATCATTACTCAACATCAAACTCTGATGAAATACTTTCATCAACAGAACCGCCTTCTTCGGTAATTCTTTTTAGTAGTTCTAACTGTGCATCTGCTGTTGGTCGTGCTAGGACATCGTCCATTGACTTTAAATCAGCGATAAGAGCCTGTTCACTCTCATTGAGTGGTCTAGGCTTACATTTTAAAACTTGTAACTGATACTCAACATTAAATACTTGAGGACCTGTTTTCAATCTCTTGAAATAAACGTCCCAACCTGTTTCCATATCAGTTGGATCACCTAAATCTTCAGAGGCAGTCATGATTTGATCGAATAACTTTCTCTTTAGATTAAAGATTTTGATACTTGGTTCACCATCACTGTAATCAATACACTGAATAGCATAAGACCAAGAACATTTTTGATCTGGATAGTAAGAAGGAACATGGTCTGTTTCCTTATTATTAAAAGTCTCAGTATTTCTATCGAAAGCTAAACACTCGATTGGATAGTTTTTCTGATCTCCTCTTATCCAGTATAAATATCTAGGAAGTAAATCACCTACTAATCTTACATGATGATTTTCTTTTCCTGTATATACATATGATTCTATTCTTTCTTTTTGAGCCGAACCTTTGCTCTGATTAAATTTAATTGCCATAATTTTTCTCCTGTGGCTTCTCGAACATAAAGTGAATACGATTCGCTTTAATATCAAGTAGTCTATTATTATTAATTATATCTTGAGACACTCTACAGTGTAACAAGTCTAGTGTGGTGTCTTTCGTTTCATTAAAATAGTGATAGGAGCGAAACGATGCGACACCTGCATACTCTACTACTTCTCTATCACTAAACTGTCTACCTGTTTCTAACAAGTCAATGGGATTTATAAGGAAACTACTACCCCCAAACTTATATCTCTGAAATTTATATGTTGGATCGTAGTAATTTGTGGGTAACTTTTTATAAGTTATCATACGAAGAATGGCAATTATGTTACTAATTTTGCCATTGCTTACGGACATTACTTTATCCCAATTATATAGTAACATATATTATAACACTAAAATCAACTGTTGTCAAGAAATATTTTTCAGAGGTCATAGATGGTTTATTTCATACCCCTGCTTCATATAATAACCCATACGGGCATGTGCTTGTCTAGCTGCTGTTTTACCTTTTAGGTGTATATCAACAACAATTGGTTGCATTTTTCCTTCTTCTTTCCTTAATATTCTTCCTATAAGCTGAGTAAGTAGAGGCTCATTATTTATTGGTGTAGCTAATACTAAACAGCTTAATTCATTTATTGATATTCCCTCTGAGAATATCGATTGTGTTCCAAATAGAACATTTTTATCTTTTTTTAATTGTTTGATTGTTTTGTCTCTCTCAGCATGATCCATGTCTCCTGTAACATGAACTGCATTTTTACCTACTAATTCAGCACAAACCTTTAGAAAGTATACTCGATTTGATACTACTAATACTTTGTGTCCTTGTGCCGCATAGGCCGCAGCAATCATACTTACACTTTGTACATATTCCCTATTGTAACAAAGATGATTTACTTTACTAGCCCACGGCATTGTTCTACCATCTAGAAATCTTACTTCTGATTTTACTATATCAATAGCGGGAGTCATAAAGTTTTCCTTTGGCGGTTTCAAAACATGATTACCAAAGTAATCTCTGAAAACTACATGACGCCCATCTTTTCTTTCTAGTGTTCCTGTAAGTCCTATCTTATATCGAGCAGGCATTTCATCTATAATTTTAGTAAAAGTAGGACTACTAACGTGATGCATTTCATCAAGAATAATTGTTCCAAATAGATGTTTTATATCCTTAATTCTACGGTATAAACTTTGAATATTCCCGATTACGATTGGAGGCTCGGTGTTAAAGACTCCACCACCTATTCTGCCTGGTTTAAATCCGTAGACTTTTTCTACTTCTTTTTCCCACTGGCTTCGTAAGTTAGTAGTGTGGGTAACTACAAGTGTTTTTTGCTTTAGTTTTCCTGCGATAGCTAAACCTGTAAATGTCTTTCCCCAGCTTACCCATGCGTTAATTATAGCATTGTCTTCAACCTCAGAGTAAACCATATTTTGAGATGTTCGTAATTTAAACTTAAACTCTGGTAGTTTTACAGATGACTTAACTCTTTTATCAATTATTTCGTGTCCTTCTGGGATTAAATCCAATCTTCCGCCAGGTATAGTAACTAACCCTGGTCTAATTCGTCTAATAGTTTTTATAACGATAGGCGGATCCATAGGCATACGAGGTGGTAATGTATAAGTAAGCTCCTCTTCGAGCTTACGTTCGAGTTCGGGTGTGGTATCTAGGTATATTCTGTGATTAAGAATTGCCTTCATTTATTTCCACTCAGGCCCTGCGTA